GCAGTAATGGATTATTAAAATGAGTAGATTTAAAGAATTAACTGAAGATATTATTAAAAATCAAGATATTGGATTTTTTAAAGATGGTAAATTCATTCCACTTTTTCATGCTGGTCCTGATGGTCATTTACAATCATTAAAAGATAAACCTAAAAAACCAGTAAAAGAAGGTGATAAAAAAGTATTTGATAAAGATAGTGGATATAATTCTAGTAAAGATGAAACCTATATCTTTGATAAGCTAAAAGAAAAATATCCGGATGTTATTATATCTTATACAGATGATCGCTTTATTAATCCGGAAACTAAAAGACACTTCCAAAGCGATCTGTATATTCCTTCAAAAGATTGGTTTATAAATTATAATAAAACTTGGACACATTTTTCTGAACCATACAATCCTAATAATCCAGAACATCAAGCTGACTTAAGATGGCTAGAATCAAAAGCAGAACCCGGAAATTATTATGAACGTACTATAAAACAATGGACAATTACGGATCCTATTAAAAGAGAAGTTGCTAAAGCTAATGGATTTAGATTAATTGAATTTTTTAATTTACGTGAATTTGAAAATTGGTATAATAATCCTGAATTAACATATGAAGAATATAAAGATCCAAATCCAAGACGTTATAATTCAGATGATTATTTTAAACAAAAAGCAGCCGGATATGATCCGAGAGGCAACGATAGTGATCCATATGCAGACTAAATATTATCTTTATTTGCATACTTTTCCTAATAATAAATATTATGTAGGTATAACACATCTTAATCCAAAAGAAAGATGGAAAAAAGAAGGTAAAGGTTATAAAAAACAAAAAGTAATTTGGAATGCAATTCAAAAATATGGGTGGGATAATATTAAACATGAAATTTTATATGAATCAACGAATAAAAAAGAAATAGAACAAAAAGAACGCTATTATATTACAGAAATATATCATTCTAATAATAGAAAATATGGATATAATATAGAAAATGGTGGAAATTATTGTGGAAAAGCATCTTTTTCTACAATAGAAAAAAGAGTTAAAAAATTACGTGGACAAAAAAGATCAAAAGAACAACGAAAAAGAATAAGTGAAGCACACAAAGGAATATCTGTAACAGAAGAAGCCAAACAAAAAATGCATGAAATAATGAGTATACGATATATTGGAAAAGGTAATCCGATGTATGGTAAAAAATTAACAGAAGAGCATAAACAAAAATTATATGCTGCAATTATAGCTACGCGTAAACGTAAACCAGTTCGTTGTATTGAAACAGGTGAAATTTTTGAATCTTTACAAGCAGCTGCAAATTTTTTAGGGTTATTTAGAAAAGGAAGTAGTAATTTATTGTATGCACTCAAAAAATCAAGCAGAACATGTAAAGGATATCATTGGGAATATGTAGAAAATTAAATTATGTACAATTATAAGTTCTAATTAAAATAAGGAATTAATACTATGAGTCAATTTAGAAAATTAGTTGAAGATATTGTAAAACCACAAGAACCTACTTATACATATCTTACTCCTGAAATGCAAACAATGCTTCATAAAAAAGTAGAAGATGAAATAGATGATATTGATCCTTCTGAATTAGAATCTGCTCATTGGGATGATAATCCATATATGGTTGAACCAGAATTAGCAATGGGTAGTGGGCGTTGGGAATATGATGAAGATGAGATGTGGAATAAAGCTTGTGAAAATTATATCAGAATATTAAAAGCTGATAAAGCAGTTGAATGTTTATGGGATTTAATTCCTGAAGATAAACAAGATGATGATGAATATAATGATGCTTTAACAGCAGAAGCAATAGATTATATTGAAAAACAAGAAAGATAAATAAAATGGCAAATTTTTATCCTATTAAAGATCTTATTGATAGTGCTATAGCATTAGATGTAGCTAATCCTAATTTTGCTATATCAGATAAAGAAACTTTACTTAAAGAAGCTGCAATTAAATTAGGTACATTAGATTATTACCGCTCTTTTCCAATGAGAGTAATGATGTGTACAGCGTATAGTTCAGACAGTGGATATATGTCTACTTTTAATTGGAGCAGTGTAGTTAGACCAATTGTAGAAGATGGAATGTTAGTTATTCCATTTGAAGATGCCTTATCAAAAGCAGTTCCTGCAATACCAAAAGATCAATTAGATAATGCTTATTTTATGGGCGTTATGAGAGTTGAAAGACCTGCTTGGAATACATGGTCAAATCCTAGCATGTGGTCAATGCAAATGTTTGGTATTCAAGTAGGTAATAGTAATTTTGATTTAATGAGTACTATCTTAAGTAATACATTAGATGATTTATCTACTGGTCAACCAAGGTATACAATTAATCGTACTAAAGATAGAATAGAAATTTTACAACCCTGGGGCTTTGGTATGTTATCTTGGGATTTAGCAATAGGATTTACATCTCCTGAATATGTCGAACCTTCTAAGTCAGATCATTTATTAAAATTCATTTCTTATCGGTTTATTGAATCTATTATTCAAGCAAGAAGTGGTGTTGAATTATCAGGTGATTTTAAAATTAGCACAGAAGCTTTACAAAGAAGATTAGAAAAATTAAAAGAAGAATGTGATAGTTTACGAAATCATTCTGTCTTACATCTTGCTCAATGGGCTGGATAAAAAATTAAATCTCACTCTTGTAGTGAGATTTTTTTATATTTAGTAAAGAAATTATATCTCTTATAAAAAATAAACTGTTCTATATTAATAGATTACTAGTTTACTTTTTATTTACAACTCAAGTCTTGATATATTAATAATTTATAATTTATAAGGAAATATAAAATGGCAAAGTATTTAAACCGCTTGTCAGCTCGCCTTGCTCGTGAAGCACTAGCTGAATCTAAAGCTTGGGTTGTTTCTAAAAAGTTGATTTTGGAAACAGACGAAGGTGATGTTGAATTAAATAAAGGTGATCAAGTTGAATTAGGTGCAACACCAGATGGCGACTTGGCAGTAAAATCAAATGCAGCAGCAGTTGTAGTTGTTTCTGATGCAGATTTGGCTTCTAAAATTGCTGATACAGTAGTTTCTTCAGATGAATTGTCTGATGTTGAATTCGTAACTAAAGATGCTGTTGATACAGTATTGGATACAGGCGATGTAGAAGATGTTATTGGTAAAATGGCAGATGAAGAACCAGATTCAGCAGAAGTTGAAGTTGGTGAATGTTCAGTTGCTAAAAAAGAATCTGTTCAAGCAAAGTTTGACAAATTCGCAGCAAATCCAATGGTTATCACAAAATCTATGCAATGTGAATCTATCTTGGTTGATGAAGAAGATGAAGAACCAATTGATATGACAACTATTTCTGCAAATACAGTAGCAAAAGAACCTTACTTTGGTTATGAAGAATTTGTTGCTCGTGTTTCTGAATTAGGTGGTTCAGTACAACCTGGTGAAGTTGAAAAAGCATTGGATAAAGATGGTAAAATAATTGGTTTCTTTGATAAAGCTGCTTCTCAAGGTATGATTTATCCAGAATCTCAATTTGAATCTGATGAAGAAATGAATGCAATCTCTGATGAACCAGAAGCATTGATGTCTGACCCATTAGCAGATGATGAAATGGCAATGGAAGATGCAGTAGAAGAAGCATTGGGTTGCTATGAATCTTCTGAAATGACAGGTGCAGATTATATGAAGATGATTGAATCTTTGAAAGCTGCTAACTTGTCAGAATCTACAGTTGCAAAGATTGCTGGTTCATTTGGCAATCGTACATTGGCTGAAGGCTGCAAAGTATTTGATACAGTATTGGGTAAACATGTTTGTGTCAAAGAAAGTGGTGTTGATGCTGACAACTGGATCGTAGAATCTGGTGAAGAAAAACGCTTTACAAAACGTTACTTCAAAGCTTAAGTTTCTTTGAATAAAATACAATTAATCCCTAGGTTTTTATAAATCTGGGGATTTTTTATATTTCTATTCAATAAAGGTTTATATATGTATACGATTCGTGAAAATATTATAGATAGTCAAGTAGAAGGTTATTGGATAGATGAAAAAATCCAAGGTATATTGATTGAATCTATTTATGTTACTCTACATCCTAGACAATGTTCTTGTAAACATTTTCATGAATCTAATAATAAATATAATCATTTTCATATTTGCTTAGTAGAACATTGGATTAAAGCAGGTAAACCAATTGCAGCAATCTATGGTAAATCTAAAAAAGGTAAAATCATAACATTATGTCCAGGTTTTATTAAAAGTTAAAGAAATATAAAAATATATATTTAGCATAGTTCTAAATATAAACGATTAAAGGAAATTAGTATGGCTGACTTGCCAAAGATGACTTATCGTGAATTTGTTAGTTTTATGGACCGATATAATAAGGAACAAAAACGCAAAGAAGATAAACAAAGATATAAGAATCCATACAAATACAAGAAAGTTTTTAATAAAGGCAATACAAATGAGTCTTAAAGAACAATTATTAGAAGCAGTTGCACCTTTTTTAATGAAAGAAGGTTTAGACAGCTCAAAAGAAATTATTGCTCAAAATTCTACATCTTTTGATGAAATGGGCATGGCTAATACTAATCCAGGTGAATTTTCTCAAGAAGAAATTACAGATAAAGAAAATTTAATTAATACTGGTAAAATGTCTAATGATACAGATTTTGAAAATAAAGAAGAAGTTGTAGCATCTGAAGAAGAACCATCTATGGGTAAACTTTTAGATGATTTAGTTAAATTAGGCAAACATGATCGCTGTGAAAATGATGCTGAATGCACAATTGCAGGTATTATAGAAAGTTATTTAAAAAGAAAGCAAGGAACTTTAACTGAATCTGATTATGCTGGTAATTTAGCATATAATCCAGATAAACGGTTAAATCCAAGTGATGTTTTAAATGCAGTTAAAAATGCAGTTGATCCTGAATTATCAGCTAAATTAAGTATTGTTAAAAACGTAGATGCTAATGAAGAACCATCTTATGCAATACAAAACATTGATGAAAAAGATTTACCAGAAAAATTAGAAATTGATACAAATACAGATAAAAAAGTTGTATTGAAAAAAGATGGTAATTCTTATAAATTTGATAAAAAAGAAAGCGTAAAAAAAAACTAACTTCAATTAAAGAAGCAGATGAATTTGTAATCTTGGTAAAAGATAATCCAAATCAACCAAAGTTTATTACTATGATTGATGGAGAAGGTTACAATTTTGAATTAACAGACGATGTTCGTAAAGCAGTTAGTTTTCAAACTCCTAAAAGAATAATTGATATGTTACAAAATCCACCAGAAAATTGTAACTGTTCATTTGATTCTAAAGCATTGTCTTATGATTTTATGCCTACTACAGAAGCCCAAAATAAATTTGGTAATGATGCTAAAAAAATGGCAAATATACATCAACATCTTGATAATATAACAAATTTATTAAAAAATAAACAATAAAAGGTTATTAAAATGGCGCAATTTATTCCTAAAAAAATATTAACAGAAGGAATGGCTGCTAATCCTTTGGATAAAGCAGTAGCAGAAGATCAAGATGTTACAGCTTTAGCACAAGAAGGTATTTTAACAGCAGCTGCAGCTGAAACAGATGCTATTAATCAATATATGCAAATTATTGATATGGTTGATAGATCAGAACCTTGGTTAGGTAATCTTGTTAAACCCACTTTAGAAGATATTATTTCTGAAGAAAAGAAACACTTCGCACAATTATCTACTATTGTTTCTAAATTACCTGCATTTGAAAAAGAATTTGAAGCAGGTAAAGAAGAAGCTGAAACAGGTGAAGATAAAGAAGAACCAAAAGAAAATGAAGTAGAAGAAAAAGAAGAAGTAGAAGAATCTGTTGCAGTAAAGTCTTCTGAAGAATATAATAAATATGATTTAGATACAATTATAAAAATCATTACAGAAGAAACAACAATTACAACTGATTATTTATATGATAATGCAGATGCATACAATTATATTGAATTAGATGGTTTATATCCGCAACAAGTTGATGATTTCTTATCTTTATTTACATTTAACCCTGAAACTTTAGAAAGAATAGAAGCAAGAATTGTTGAAGAAGCAGATATTGAAAAAAATAATAACTTAGAAAAAACTGATAATATTCAAAGTGATATCAGTACATTAGAAGCTTTATTAGATAATAAATTATTTAGTCAAGAAGCTATTTCTGGTTTACAAGAATTGATTCAAAATTTAAAAAATCAATAATAGATATAATCCAAATTTAAATAAATTAAGCCTATCATATAAGTTCTATATGATAGGTTTTATAATACTAAAAGTTATAAAAAGTCAAGGATATAAAACTAACAAAGTTCTAATATATAACTAAGAAATTAGAACAACATAGAATAAGGATTTGAATAATGGCAAACTATAAATGGCCTGACGTGTACCCAACAATTAAGGATTTATCCGGGGTAGTGGCTACCAATTCAGTAACAACCTGTGCTTATGTTGGCGAAGCAGAATTCGGTCCAATTAACAAGCCAACATTTTTATCAACACTTAGAGACTATACAAATATATTTGGTGCATTAAATTCTGCAAAGTATGGATACGCTGGTTATTCTTTAGCAGTTGCTTCTGAATCAATCAATAGCCATTATTTTGTCCGTGTAGTTAAAGCCGGAAAAGAAGGTGCACACGATACAGATGATGCTATGTATGCCTCTGTTAAAATTCCTAAAAAAGGTAGTACAAAATCATTTACAACAGAAGGTTATTATGTAGAAAATATGGATGCAGTATTAACAACTGAAGATCCTTCTGGCTTGTTTACAAATACTGGAGCATATCGTGTTGCTAGTGTTGAAATTGCAAATGGTGGTAAAAACTATGCAGTAAATGATGAATTAACATTACCTTTAGGTATTACTGCTGGTACAGTTAATGCTACAGTTAAAGTAACAGCTGTTACTACAAATGATCAATTAGAAGGTATAATCACTGCAGTTGAACTTATTAATACTGGTACAACTTCAAGTGAAACAATTTCTAATCCAGTTATTGCTACAGGTGGTACTGGTACTGATGCTACATTTAATATTGAATTAACAAATACAAATGTTGATGATGCTTTGATTATTGTTGCAAATAATCCAAATAATTTGAAATTGTTTGTTACAGTAACAGATAGTACAGTTAATGAAAATCGTGCACAAGCCTTTACAAATATTACATATGTAGATGCAACACCAAGTGCAGAAGGTATGCATACATACACAGCCACAATGACTGGTGTACCAACAGATGTATATAATTCAATTGAAGTAGGAAGTGAAATTGAAATTGTTCGTGTTGCTGTAGATGCACAAGCTGGTATTTATACAGTAAAATCTAAAACATCTGATGAAAATACAAAATCACTTACATTCGATTATGAAAGCACTGTTGCTCCAACTACTCCTTTGCAAGGTGGTAAAGTAAGTAAATATCCAGATCCAAGTGAAAGAACTTTCAAATTAGAAGTTAAACAACAAATTGGTAAAGTAACTTCTACAGTAGAAAGTTATAATATATGTACAACATATCCAGCAAAAGATCATTATGGTAATTCAACATTTGTTGAAGATGTAGTTAATGGTTCATCTGATTATATTAAAGTATATGTAAATCCAAACTTGTTAAAAGCATTACCAGAAGGTAAAGTATTAGAAACAAAATTGACTACTGCAAATACAGCATTAGGTGGTGGTCAAGCTGGTGGTAGACCAACAACAAAAGAATTATTGGATGCTTGGGATTTATTTAAAGATCGCTCACAAACAACTATTTCTTTGTTAATGAATTCTGGTTATACAACAAATGCAGATGCAGCTTATCAAAATAAGATGTTAGAAGTTGCAGAATATCGCCGTGATTGTTTCTGCTTGTTTGATATTCCTGTATCTGAAGTTGAAGCAGATGATGCAATTGATTGGAGAAAGAATATCTTTGGATCTAATTCATATCGTGGTGCATTATCATCTCCATGGGTAAGAACATATGATGCAGTTCAAGGTCGTGGTGGATTTGTAATGTGTCCATCTGCATTTATTGCTAAATTGATTGGTCAAGCAGGTGATCCATGGCATGCTCCAGCAGGTCCAAATCGTGGTATTATTAGTTCTTCAACAGTTTCTCCTACTGGATTAACTCAAATGTATGATTCTAATATTGGTGGAACATTATATGCAGATAATCAAATTAACTGCATTATCCGTGATGCTTCTGCAGGTTATGTAAACTGGGGTCAAAGAACATTACAACAAAAACCATCTGCATTAGATCGTATTAATGTTGCTCGTACAGTTATCTATATTGAAACAATTTTACGCGATGCAGCAAGATGGCATTTGTTTGAAAATAATACTCCATATGAACGCATGCAAATTACATTACAATTCTCTCAATTCTTAGATACAATTCTAAGTGCAGATGGAATTGCAGCATATCAAGTAATATGTGATACTTCAAATAATACACCTATTGTAATTGAAAATAATCAATTAGTAATAGATGTTATATTAACACCAGTATATGCAGCAGAATCAATTATCTTGAATACAACTATTACGGGTGCAGATGCAGCAGTAACCGTTACATCAAGTGCAAACTAAAGCATATAAAATTAAAATTAAATAAGCCTCTTTTATGGGGCTTATTTTTATACTAATTGGAAGTTTAATATTTTACATTTTATGTCTTTTGTGCTATTTATTTTTAATAAAGAGGTAAAAGATATGCGAGTAATAAATCTTGATGAAACTGGTATAAAATTACTAAATAATAAAAAACATCAAATCTATTTAAATAGAGAAGATTTAAGTGATTTTGTATCTGGAAAATATCAATTATCTGAAACTGGATTATCTTTTAAAGATAAACAGTTAAGTTTATCACCAGAAGAGATTAAAGATTTTCCAACTATTCTAAAATATTTAAAAACAGATATAGTAAAATGAAAGGTAATTATAGATTGTATTTTCATATTGGTCCTATTGGATTTAAAATAGCTAAAATAAATTTTAGCAATGGAAATCCTTTTCTTGGTTTTTTTACTAGTTGTATAATGAATATTTTAGAAAGAAAAAGATATAGATATTATTGTAAAGGTAAAGCATATAAACAATGGGGAAGAAAGTGGAGATATGATGGAGATATAACGCCTATTTTCTGTCCAGTATATTTTAGTTGTGGTTTATTTAGTATTGTTAAACATTTGCCAAGTAAAGTAGATTGGAATGATATGCTAAAATTAGCTAGATTATATAGTAAAGCAGAAAAAGATTATGAAAAAATTGATAATTTTTTTAATACATGGACATTGTATCTAGTTCAATCAGATATAAATCCTAAGAATTTTCGAAAAGATAAGAATGGTAATTTATATTGTATAGATTATGGCGATTTTTATTGTGGTAATTTAAGTAGAAATTGTGTGTGTTTGATAGATTATAAATAATATAAAGAGTTTAGAAATTTTTTAAAATCTGCAATAAAAAATATAGAATTCTATTATATATAAGGGATAGAAAATGATAGAATTCTATACGCATTGTTCAGGAGTAGATCTTTGGAAAGATTTAGACACGAAAAGCGGAAAAACTACTTTTTTGTTTTGGTTTAATAATCATTCATATGAATCTTCATCTGAAGTAGAAGCACGAAAATTAATTAATGAATTAATAGTACTTAAACAATTAAATGAATTAGAAAGAGTTTGAGTATTAAGGAGAATGTAAATGGCAGGTATGAATGATTTTTTACCAGATGTAAAAAAATCAGACATTGAAAAAGCATTAAATGACCCTGATTGGCAGGATGATGTTGCAAATGCTATTTTATTTGCTCTTACTCATATTGATCCAGAAACTAATATTACTCCAGAAGAAATTAGTTTATCTATTACAAATTATAATATAACTCGTAAATTACATTTTTTATATAAAGAAAAACTAAAACCCTTACCTAAAGAAATTCATTGGGATAATAAAACTACTCAGCGAGAAGCTTTTGATTCATTAGAAGCATTTGTGGCATATTTTGATTTAGCACGACCAGACCTCAAAAAAGCAAAAGTTAATTTTATCATAGATGATGATATAATTCGTATTAAATTAAACGGTTGGTGTGAAAGAATTAAAAATCATTTTGATAATAATATCAAAATTCAATGCAAAAAATTAAAAGCAAAAAATAAATATTCTATTACTTTATCTTAAAGGTTTGGATTGTTTAATTCTTCTATTAAATTAGAATCGGCATTAAATGGAACTCCGGTTTGGTCTCCTTTATAATCAATAACCAAACCATCACCATTTGGATATAAACCAACCATAATTCCATCTTTTAATCCATCAATTTTAAAACAAATAAATTTATTTTGATTATTAACATTAGTAATAGTAATTAATTTTTTATAACACGAATCTTTTTCTACAATTTCTATTTCAGTATCAATATATTCATTCATGAGGCAATAAAAATCTTTGGAATCTGCCCAAATAATTGCTTCGTTTTTATTATTTGTCCAATCTGAAATTAAATTACCTTGAAATCCACCTTTAGTACTTTTTGGATACCATTTTAAACCATCTTTACCTAATGTAGAAAAAGTATAATATTTCATTTTATTTATCCTTTTTTTGTTTTAATTATATACCGTTTTTAATTTATCAG